GTTGACTATATTTCCAGAAATTTGGACTGCTTCGTCACATGCTTTTATGAAGTTTCTGTCTTCAGCTGCTTGAATTTCTTTGTCGAGTATGTCTTTAAGAATTGCCGTGATTGGAGCTTTATATGTTAAAAGTTCTGGTTCACGGTATTGGTGTTCGACTGAGCTGATTGTATAGAATGTTACTGCGTACCTGTCTGCACCAACGTATTTGGTTGGCACTCCACCCCTGAAGTCGATTGTTACTGCTGCTGGTGCGTCAGGTTCTATATCGATTATCTTCATTGGGCTTCTGTGTTCAACTGCTCTATCGAGTTCAGCTGGTGTAATCAATCTTGGTGGAAGTATCTTTCTGAAGAATCCCTCTTCCCTGAGTTTCAGCCTCAAGTATGTTTCTGTGTTGTCTACAACTTCTTCAAGACCTTCTGCTGTCTTTATGAGATTGATGAACGTCGAGTTAATTACTGATGGGTTGGGATTAAGTTCAGCTTCTTTGTAGAACATCCTGCACACCCCCTATCTTATTTGAACTGAACAGTCAAGAGTACGCCGGCTGGTGCCTGTGCATTTTGTGTAACTTGTTCGACGTATCCAATGACTTCGTCTTTAAGTCCATTTTGCCAGTCTTTCTTCTTGAGTTTTCCTTTTGTAGAAGCAACAAGGGCATCACCTGCTTCGTATGTGCCTGACTCAACTTGGTCAGTTACAAACCTCATATCACCGAATGCAATACCAACTGTACCAGAAGCAATTGTTACTGGTTCGTCCTGGTCGCTGAGAACAACATAGACTGGAGAATAACCTTCTGTTGGTGGGAGAACTATTTGGTCATTAACAACAGTTACAATCATACCAGGTTTCAGCTTGACTTCAACTGTTGAGGCAACTGGCTTGCTGAACACAATAAGTTTGTCAAGAGCCACTAAAAGTTCGAACATGGACTTTGCCATTTACGTTCACTCCTTTCTTTATAGTCTTACAAATTTGCTTTTGAAAGCAGGAATTCTGTTAATGGGTCAGAAGCTGAGTAGTTCATGCCAGAACCTGTTGGTTCACCTAAATTTGCAAAGGAATGCATGAATTGTTCATGCATTTCGTGTGCCATTTTTGTGAGTTCTGGAATGCTCTTTTGTTTTAGTTCATCTTGAAGCCTTAATACATCACGTGCATCAAGAGCTTCAATTTGTGCTTTCTTTTCCAAGATATCTCTAATCAATTTTTCTTTAATGGGATTGTTTCGTTCGCTGGCTTCCTTATCTTCCGAAGCCGTCTTTTCAGTTTCTTGCTCAGCTGATTTTAATTCTTCAAGCATTGCCAAGTACTGTTCTGGCAATTCATCGATTTCTTCTAACACTTCCTCAGCCGTTTTTTCTTGTTCGCCTGTCTGAACTATCAAATTGTAGAGTTCAGAAAGTATATTTTCAGACGCAAGCTTGGTCAGTTCATCATCGGCATATTGATTGATTATGAACTCGAAAGGAATAGACGCAATTTTTTCAAAGGCGTATAATGGGTCAAACTGCGCAAGCTCGGCTAGATACTGTGCTGCGATTTTGTGCTGTGACATCAGCTTCACCTCCTTTTCTGCGCAGTTTCCTTTATTGGTTAGATGTAAATTGTGCGTGTGCTTGCTCGACAATTATTGCAATTTCTGGAATGTTGTCGACCATTTGTCTTGTGCCTTCGTCGAGTGAGTTGTACCATGCAACAACTTCTTCTGGCGTCATGTCAAGCAGTGCTTCCCTGAGTTCCATTGTTTGCTGAACTTCAGGGTCTTCGTCCGTTGATTCGTATTCAAAATCTGGTGTATCAATATCTTTGAATGCTTCAAACTCTTCTTCTGGAATACCTTCCGGTGCTACCTCTGCAAGTTGCTGTTGAACCTGTTCAAGTTCTTCAGCTATCTTTTCAAGATAGCCTTCTGCCAATCCATACCCAAAAATCTTACCAAGTTCGTAGGCTTGTCTTTCCTCCGCTTTCTTAAACATATTCGTACCTCCTTTTCACCTAAAGTGTAGTTCGTTGTTATTAGTTTTCGCTCTGCGAGCGAACCGCTGAAATATTAACATCTAAAGAAAAATATGTTGAACACTATCACTAGAAAGATAGCAATCAACCAATGCTCTTAATTCCGGCTGTAAAATTCGTCATAGCTGACTGATGACCTATCATTCTCGGGTCGAGTACAATTTTTTCAGGCTGTACCGGTCCGAGTGAAGCATCGCTTAAGTATTCCTTCAGCTTTGCGATAAGTAAAGGAATAATGATTGCGCTGATTATAAACAACAACGTTGGTGATAATGCAGCTGTCTTCGGCATTTCGAAACCAGGATGTGCAATCCTTGAAAGTGCTACCAAGTCGAACAAATCTTCATTTGCAGTCTTAGACGGCAGGTAGATGTGCAGCTTTTTCGTTTCTCTCACGACAATCGGTCTGAGTTTTGTAACGCTGAGCACTATTTTTGTTGCCTCAGCGTTCGGTTCAACTTGCGAAACAAGTCTAACTATTGTGGAAGGCTTAGAGACATAAAATGTCCTGAAAATTTCATCAAGTTCTTCAGGTCTAAAGTAAATACCAGCATCACTTGCATAAGCCAGCAGTTTTTCAGGACCGAACATAGTTAAAAGCCTGTCGAGAACCTTTAGTGGAAGAAGAGGTCTGTCTAAAGTCATTTTTCGTGCAATTATTCCACGATTGATTATATTGTCGAGTAGCGTTACCGCTTCTGCCGGCACTTCTTTCCTTATCTCGGAAGTTTTTATACTTGCATTCGGCAGTGCAACAGCAGAATCTTCTGCAACCTTCAACAGCACCTTAGCTGTCGGGTCGGCACCTCGCCTAACGAACGAAATATCGAAAAATTTCGGATTTGGGTTGATTGCGTAAACCCTGCGTCCATCTTCCAAAATTTCGTTCATATGGTGCTTCAAGTGGTCGCAGTATTCAGCTCGAGTTTTAGACTTGTGACCGCATATACTGCATATGTCGTATTCGACCTTACAGCCCATGGAAACATCAACAGGTTCATTATTTAATAACCGTTCAAGAATGTCCTGTGCTTTGTGTCGCTCAACTTGGATAACAAGCTCAGCTCTCTTCATCCTGTCATTCCAAAATGCTTTTATAACTTTCCCATAAGCTTTAGATGGGTCTTTGTTTTCATGCAGTCTAAAAACATGGGCGTCCTCGAACGTCTTGTATGCCTTTTTAAGTTCCTCTTCAGGAAAGTAATCCCCATTTCTATTTGGACCCCAATATTCACCAGCGCCAAGAGCAACAACAAGACAGTAGAAGTACTTGTCGTTAGGTTGTAGTTTGGAGATATATTCTTTTGCCTCGCTTGTAGTCTCGATTAGTGCTGCAGTCTTTACTATTCGTCCTTCGTTTAGCAGTACAACATCGGAATGCTGAAAATCGCTTGTTGAGATTTCTTTAAATATCATAGAACTTCACCTCAACTTATTCGTACAACTTGTTTGAGTTGCATTATATATGCAGGGTCAAGACCTCCATAAAGGATTGCTCTTCTAACTACTTCTTCTACAAGAGCCATGTCGGCAAGAATCTCTGGAACGTGGATTTTGAGCTGGTTTAGGTACTTTTCTACCTCTTCTTTAGACCAGTCGGGATGTTTCATTGTCAGCTGTTTAGCAATAGCAGGTGTATTGATTGAAGAAACCTGTACTTTTTTCTTAAGTTTCTGCCCCATTTTTCCTACCGTACCTGCGATGGCAAGCCCGCTGGAAATTATGTCTAAAGTGGTTGATACTGCCTTGAGTGTTTTCATAGTATCATCAGGCTTGATATTTAGTCCTGCTTCCTTGTTCATTCCAAATTCTTGCTCGAAGCTTTTTTTAAGAAGTTCAAAATCACTCATTTCAAGCACCCCTTTCTTGCTAAAATCTCACGCATCGACCTTTTGAAAATCTTTGCAGTTTTTGTAAAATAGACATTAGCATACTCTGCGAAATCTGGATTCTGCTTAACGAATTTCTTAAGTGCTGAAGCAATTTTAAAGAATTGTCCAAAGGTTTTTTCGGCTTCAATGTATTCATCTGCAAGTTCGGCAACCTTACTTAGCAGTTCAGCTGTACTTTCAGGTGAATATTGACCAGTCAGTTTAGCAACTTCACTTTTTAGGCGGTACCACTGTGTACCTGAAATTTCATTCATTGAACCCAGCTTCAGCATTGCCTGTTCTAAGGAATTTAAATCATATTGGGCAATGCGCTTTTTAACAGAATTGAGTGCAGTTGCATTCCCCTGTTCAGAAGCTTTTTTGACTAATTGAGTTATTTCGTATGCGTCTTTCAGGCTTGCCTTCTTTTTCAGTTCAACTGGTTTGGGTTGAACTTGTGAGTAGATTCTTCTAACATATTCAATTGCTTCTTGAGGCACATCGTTCTGTCTAAGAATTGCAACAAGTTCGTTTTCTTTCAAACCGACACTTTTGAGTTCAGCAAGAACTTCTCTGAGCTGTTGTTCGGCAGTCGCTAATTTCATCAGGCTTGCCTGAACTTCTTCGCTTTTCTGCATGAGCTCATTTGCTATTTTCTGGAATTGTATGTGTTTCGTTTTGCTGACATCAATTTCGTAAGTTAAATTAGGTGCAGCTTGTTTCTCGAGCATTTCGAAGAATGGATTATACAAATCATCTAAAAGGTAGTCTTCTTCGTTTATTTCCTCTTCTTGTATAAAGCTTGCTGTCTTTTCAGTCGCAACTGGCTCACCTTTAAGGAGTTTGTCTACTATTTCTGGCTTTGCAATTGGGAATTCAACAGTTTTATCTGGATGTGTCTCAAAGAGCTTCTGAAATACAGCACGGTTGACCTCGTTGATTAAGATGTTCCTTTGTCCTGAGTTCATCGAATATTCTCTTGCTGTCTGGGCAACAAGTTCATTTAAATCCAGTGATGGATTTTCCAAAAACTGCCTTGCGATATGGTCTGCGAGCATTAAGTAGGTTTCTTTATTCATCATATCTGAGCGCAGGAGACTCCATCTTCTTCAAGATGGAGAGGAATGCGCTCTTCCCTCCTTTCTAACATTAACGTTTTCGCCTTCTCCACTGAAATAATATACACCATATGCGGTAAGCCTCCTTTGAAGGAGTAAAGCGCTCATCCTCAATGTTAGACAGGCTTGTTATGTGCAGGCCACTGTCCCTACCCCTCAGGACTGTTTAAACCTGTACGACAGAGCCCAGAGCTTGAGCAGCATCCAAGGGTGTCATGACCTGTCTAACGTAGCCCCGTCAGCTTGTCGCTGGTGGCTGAGGCTAGTCAACTAAGGCTTTTACAAGCCTCCGCTTCTATAAGCGGTGGGTAGTTGACTGCTTAGCCCTCCTTTAGCTTCTTGTTATTGCTTGCTTGCCGACATCAATTGAAGCTATTGTGTAGCAGAAATTCAGTGCATGTAGCAAGTCATCTGTCTTTCCTGGTGCTTTATTGTACATCATCACATTATTTTTGTTGTAATCGACAAATACGTTCAGGAAATCCTCTGAAAGATGCGACCAATCCGAATATCTTGGGAATGTTGTTTCTACACGCTTAATAGCCATGAACGTATTTGTCAGTGTTTCAGTCCTATTGAGTATGAATTTGTTTCCTTTGTTGTCCCACTTGATTATTTCTTTTTGGTTTGCTGAGTAGTACATCTCGAACAGCTTACTTTCATTACCAAGAGTCTCTCTGATTGTTGCGTTCGCACCGCCTGAACCTACTCCCCAGTCTGCACCAATGAGCTTAACATGAAACTCACGAGCAAGACGAATTATATCCTTCATTGCCATTGTTATTTCTCTCTCCAAACCTTGATAACGTTTCATATAAACAACTCTGAACTTTCCATTTATGAACGTGCCTATGACAACTGCAGTGTAAGAACCTGTATCCGATGTGCTAGTTGACCAGTCAATTCCCATGTAAGTCGGCATGTTGTAAAGCACAACAGGGTCGTATTTTTCAAGCAGTGGATAGTTGTCAGATGCTTTGATTAAATCTTCACGAGTTAAAACGTTAGCAGCATCAGAATACGGTAAAGCTAAGACTTCGTTATAGAATTTAGCCTTTGGATATTCCATGTACTTGCGCCATATACTGTCCCAGGAAATCCACGGTGCGATAACTTGTGGTAATCTAATAGCTTTAATGTATGCATCTGAGACCATATCTACCCAAAGCCCGTTTTTTGGATTAATCAGTCTTCCACATTTGTTGCACACTAATCCTTTAGGCTGTAAGTTCCGCTCATCTATTATGTTCCAATTATTGCAGTGCTCACACTTGATTACCCACTCAGTTTGTGTACTTCTGTCCCAAAAAAATTCAATTGTTGTCTGCTGGTGTTTGGGCGTCCCTGCATAGACTCTGTGTCCATAGCTAGAGTGTGACATTGTTTCTTCAATAACAGGGATGTTGTCGTAGAGTATGTCCTGAATTTCGTCGATGTATACAGCATCAGCGCTCTTACCCCTTATTCTATCGGCTGTTAGAAATGCATAAGCAAGCATTATTCTGCTACCGTTGGTAAAAGAACGTTCATAGACACGCCTTGCAACACTGCTGTTGACGTAGTATTTCTGAATGAACTCACTTGAGTTGATGAATTCAAGTAGCTTTTGTGATGAAAAAGTGCGTGTCTGTTCAGCTGACGGTGATACGTACAATTGCTGGAAGTGCGGTATAAGTAGTGCATAAGCAATCATTCTAGCAGCCAGAGTGGTTGATTTTTCGACCTGACGTCCTGCTTTCAGCAGGAATGAGTTATAAGCACCGTCGTAGATTTTACGCAGGTAATCTCTTCCTTCAAGTGAGAACGGCTTGCCATTGATTTTGAGTATCTTCTCAACAAAATAGCTTGGTCGTATGGCTATTTCCATATCATCCCTCCCCATGCACACAATAGTTTTAGCATTTTTGACTTAGAATGTTGGAAATCGACTTGGATTGTGAGTTGAGTTAAAATAGACAAACAGGAGGTGTCGTTGATGGCAGTCTACTTTCAGCAGTTTCAGATTACTAAGAACAAATATGTAAAGCCAGTTTATACTCTAACAGACATCAAAGTGTACAATCCGCAAATAAGTTGGGATACTGTTGAGTTTTCAGCACTTGCCGACATAAGCGACTGCATAGATATACTCAACAAAATGAAAAATTACAAAGCTGATTCGCCCTTTACCGTTGGTAACTTAACATTTGTGCCTGAGAATGTTTCCGTTTCGCTACAGATGAATTCGCTGTTTGGTACAATCAGTGGTATGGGCTATCCAATTACGAACAAAATAGAAACTACATCACTAAGCACATCAGACAGTTCACCAGTGGTTACGCTCAAAGCAACTGTTGGTGCCGAGCAGGTGTTCCTTGCAAATTACAGTGCTACACTTACAATTGCAACGACAAAACACATTACAAATATAGGCTACGTCGTCGTAGTTTACAGTGCTCTGCCGATTGAGTTCGAAGCAAGTATCTACAGTCCCAAAGGAGATTCGTTTGCCGGTTCGTTAAAGGGCAGTAATTTCAGCTTGGATAGCATAAAGGTCGGTAAAACTAACTGGGAAAAAATTATCAAGGAAAATGGAATTATAACCTCCGAGAGCACATCAAATATTGTTGGTGGAACTTACAAGACTATTAGGGGTTTTTATGCAACTGAGGTGAAATGAGATGTTGAAGATTATCGACAGGTTGTTTCCCTTAATCAACATGCTCAGGCGCATGTTGCAGATTGATGTCCAGACGAGAGTGTACATCGTTAATAAAGCGAATAACGTTAGTGGAATAATTCCAATATGGAAACAGCACAATCATGACAACATGTACATAAAAAAAGGTACTGTTGTTGCCAAGACTAAGGCTCTTGGTTATTCCGAGTTGCCGTTTGCTCTCAGTACCCACACGCACAGCGAACTGGTGCCTCAGAGAAACAACGGGCAGTCGGTGGTTGCTACAGGTGATTATAAAGGCATGCCCATAACGTACATTAAAACCGATATTTCACGTTCACTTAACAACTTAATGAGTTACGCACTTTCACTTAATGAGCACCAGCATAAAGATTACATGCTGAAGCAGAAAATTAGCAATACAGAAATCATATATACTTCAAAAGCACGAAGTTTAGAAACGGAAGGCAATCAGCCTTCGCTACTGGAACACAACCACAGCCAGTATGCTTTGAGGTTTAAAAAAGTAGATTTTGCTAGTTCTCTAAAGGACTTATCGGGTCAGTACAGTCCTGCTTCTCTTTCGAAACTTGGGCACATTCACGATGAATACAATATAGAAAGCATATACAAGAGTAGGAATTCGGGGATTGAGAGAGCAGTCAAGCCTGCGTTCAAATTAATACGTGCGGACGACCCTAATGATACAGGTGAGGAAAAAGAAATAAGTGTAAGAATACCATTTCTCACAGGTCGCAGGTGGCTACCTGACAACATGCTGGCTACACAGCTGGTTATCAATAAGACGGTTTGGTTCTATAAAAGGTTTTACAATGCACTTTCTTACTATGTTACAAATAATGCGAGTTTTCATGAAATAATACTGAGGAAGAAAGCGCTAACAGGCGGAACTATCTTTCTCTTCTTCAAAGTTGAAGAAAATCCCATCGTTTTTGCTAGGATTTTGATTAACAAGAAGCACTACAGCTATTTTGCCACATACGAACAGATAGATACGACAAATTTACCTGTCGAAGCTTCGAATTACTTGGGAATGGTAACAGGAAGGCGATTCAATAACGCTACAAGTTTTCAGACATATGTTAGAGGCATTAATACCAATCTCAGTGTAGCACAGTCGATGATTAGAATGCTTTTCGACTTAATGCCTGATGAAAATTATAAGGTACCCATTTCTTCGCTAGTAAATGTTGGAGGAATAACTTCTTCAAATAACCAACTGACTGTACGAACTGGTGGAATGGCATATTGTTTGTTATTCAAAGCATAAGAAGGAGGCGTGAAGTATGGTTTTAATGGCTCAGGCTAGCGATAATCCTAAAACGATAGTTTTTGCAAATCCGGTTACAAATAGGGTTTACGGTGCAATGCCATACTCAGAGAGCGTAAAACCTGCGGATAGCAATGTGGTAGCTATAGGGGTAGATGTAGAATTTGAAACAGTTGTTAAATGGTTATCTGAGGGGCTTTGCTATTATTCTGGTGCATTATACAAATCTATGCGAGCAACTGTGCAGTACTTAACAGCGATACCTAACGGACAGGTAGAACTTCCAATTCAGTTTCCAGACTATGCTACTACAACACTCAGTGTTACCATCTACGGCAGTGGTGAACCATTAGAACTTGGAACATATGAAGTGGCTGGTGAAATATACACACTCAGATTTACAGCACCATCTGAACCTGGATACTATGAAGTTAAGGTAATTTCATCGTTCGGATATGGTCGGATTACGATACCGCTGTCAGTAATAGAAGCCCAGAAACAATTTGAGATACAGCCTCAAACACCAGAAATAAACTTAGAAGGTATAACAGACGCAAAACAAGTTGCTGAGCAATTGAAAAATACCATTTTGGGTATAAGTGAAGAAGAATTAAGTGCTGAAGTCAAAGACAAAATCTTAGAACAGATAGAGGCTACACATAAAAGTCTTGGTGAAATTGAAAAAAACAAACTACTTAACTATTTGAAAAACAAAATATTCGGAGCGCTCAACAAAGCATTTGAAGACCTTAAAGATTGAGGTGGTGGAGATGGTTAGTGAGTTAATCGCCAGAATTAAAGTGCTTGGACTGTCAATGAAAAAAATAGCCAAAGCCATAACTACAACTGTCCAAAACAGTTTGAACGCCACGAAATTTAGAAACAATAGGCAACCAATAAGAGCAACTCACCATCATGCTGAATATGTAAAAAAGACGGATGTCGTCAATCGAACTCATAAATTAGGCAACTTGAATTCTTTTGCATTGAGCAACCATTCACACACTGGCTACGTACCAAAAGCAAAGCTACATACAAGCAATGGTATACATTACGTTGAGACTGATAACACTAATTACCTGAATCAAATAGTTAGTTTTGTGTTTGCACGTTTGAACCACCAACATGTTGAATATCTACCTAAAGTGTACATTACATCTGAAATAATAAGCGCCTCAAAAGTTCAACATCTTGAAATGGACAATCGGCAAATAAAACCAGAAAGTTTTTTTGCTTTGCAACATCACGAGCATGCAGAATATGTTCTAAAAGGCGAGCGCACAGTGGCAAGCAGTATTTTTAATGGGGACTCGAGTGCCCAACCAAGTACATTTGCGCTAAAAAGTCACATACATAGTGAACACGATTTGAACAGTCAATTCAAACTCAAGACAAAAGGCTTGAATAACAGCACTTTAAATGCCAGAACATTAAAGATTATAGTTAACAGCATACCGACAGGGAATGATTTTAGAACTAATATCCAGTTAAGACCTCGTAGCGTTATTAAGTCGGATATTGCTGCTGCAAAAATAGGGGCATCAAAAGTTGTTCCAAATTATAGTGCAAGAAGTTACACTGTCACTGCTACAACCATCAAAGAGTATATACTTATGGGTAGGAGTGTATACAGTATATATCAGGATTTGTTATATCGCGACAACGCTGATTTATATGAAAAATACAATATCCTTGGAAAGCAGTTCACCATAGATACCATCTTCGTATTTATGGATTCTGACCAGTTTTCGAATGCCCAGAAGTACTTGAAAAGGCGTGTAATTCCGCTTGACAATTCGGATGTTACTGTAACTGTGAACAATGTTAGATTTTACCAAGATATATTGCAGTTTCAAATGGCAACACAAGAAACTTTAGACAGTAGCATTATAAATGCAGGGGCATATGTGAAGCGTTGCTATATTCCGTCTGTACATGAAGAGCTCCAACAATTAATACAGTTGAAGTACATTGGCAATAAGTTAATAGACTTTCTAAATATTGCAATACTAACTGTTACAGTCCCATTTATTACAATAGGCAAATGGCTCATAGACACCTTAGGC